TCATACCTATGACCACGTTGTATCAACCACTCATGTAGCCCCATCAAACCTAAACCTAAACGTCTATTTGTATCTCGAACTTGATACACCTTTTCGTAGGGGAGACTTGCTCGAAGGGTTCCACACAGTAGAAATTGTGTGGCAAGTTGGACAACTTCCTGCAACTGGTTAAGGTCATCAATACGAGCAAAGTTAAGACTACCAAGATTACATACGTCAGAGTCATCCTCACTGGTGACTTCAGTACAGGCATTTCTGAGTGTTTCGTTTTCTTTCTCGAAGAAGTTGAATGAGAATCCCGGTTCAGCAGTTCTAAGAGCTTGATGTACATTAGTCCTAA